AAGCGCCTTGAAGCGCTCTCGGATGTTCCGGAAATGCTCATCGTAGGAAACTACACGTTTAATCCAGTGATACGTTTTCGCGTAGAAGAGCACCTCTGCAGGCCTCAAGCCGTGAAGGAAAGCGAATACTTCGGGTGCAGGACGAGGCGTCGGAGCGTCGCGGTAGCTTCCAAAAGCCGCGTACGCCACCGCAGTCTCTCCCTGTAGTTGGTCCCAAAGTCTGCTACTCATGGCTCAATTGGATAGCACGGGTGTTGCGGAGCATCGGCATTGGATCGGCTCGCCAGGATGCCCGTCTTCGGGAGGGTCATCCCACGAGAATTTCTGCCCGTCCCGCTCCGCGTGTTCGTCTCTCACTCTTTCGTCGCGCGACGTGCTCCAAATGTATTCTGTGATCCCTGCCTCGACTTGTCGAGCCTGGTTCAGCCCTCCGAGGAGCTTCGTCGTTTGGTCGCGAGCGACTAGCTCCGCTTGGGAGATTGAGACGTTGCCGCGTTCGAGCAGCTTGGCTTGCAACACCTCAACTCGGAGTCCAGTGTTTTCTGGATCTCCGAACACCGCGCGTACGTCGGCGGCGTACCTGCGGTGCGCGTCTTCTACTAGGCGGATCGATTCGTCTCGACGCGTCTCGATCTGTTCCCGCACGCCTTTCGAGAGCACGCTCGACCCGATTCCGAGCGTGACTGCGTACTCTTCGGAAGCGGCATCGACGGCTTCCGCCATGCGTGCATAGGCCACGGAGACCTTCGGAGCAATGCGCACCTTGACGAGCTTCTCGAGCGCCTTGACGCTAGCGCCTGCAGGGTTCTTCGCGTCTGTCGAGAGCTTGCGCACGAGCGGATCGAGGCGCTTTTCGTACGTGAGCACGATGCTCTTCTGAAGGAGCGCCAAGGCACGCACGAAGACGCGTTCTGCAGCCCTTGCCTTGCGGGTAGCACGGTCGTAGCGCGCGCGCTGGCGCGCCGTGCTGGCGCGCCGTTTACTGGCCATCGGGCGCAGTCTCCTGCGCGAGCGCGGCCTCATGCTTGGCTTTGTAGGCCGAGACGGTTAGATCGTTGTCGGGATCGTAGGAGCCATCCGGTAGAGTGAGCGGCGCCTTCCCGACGGACTCGCGGGCCTCGCGGACCTTGACAACGGCCGCGATGTCCGAAGGGGTAAGTTCGAGCCTGGCGCCTTCGGGAAGGATATCTGTAGGCTGCAACGACGCCTCAAGTGCCTTGACGTCGACTTTCGGATCGGCAGTCGGAGAGTAGCCTTGGCCAAAGCGCGCGAGCTGTACTTGCTCCGGAACGAGCACGTCGTTCGTGATGTAGATCGCATCGACTTCGGCGACTGCTTTGCGGTACGCGATGTCTTGTGAAGGGGTCGGGGTTTCGATCGGCCCTGGTACGATCTCGAATTCTTCGCCAGCGTACCCAAGACCCGCGAAAACCAGCTCGTGGGCGCGGCGTAGGTGAGGCTCTACTTGATCTTGACGGACACTCGCTACGCGGTTGTACCATTGCCGAGTGTCGCTCTCTCCGGTGGCGTTCATGCCTCCCGGGGAGATGCCGAACAGCACAGTCATCGGGTAGTCAGCTGCCGCTGCAACGTACTGGAACACGCGATCAATCGACTCTGCCACGCCACCGAACTGGCTTGCGACGCGCGTGTAATCCTCTTTTTCGGCATCGAGAAGAACGCTATTGAGCGTCGACTTTTGTTCGTTCGTGATAGCCATTCGTTCTAGGAATTTATCCCGGTTAGGACTCGTCAGCTGGGCGATCAAATTCTGGATCTTGAAGACGCTCACGCTGGCCTCGAGCAGCATCGAACCGAGAGAAGCCATCGCGGTATCACTGTTGCGCAAGGCGTCGTAAACCACTTGCAGCACGCTGTAGCCGAAGCCCCTCGCGCTCGGGAGCTCCCGCTTGTCGACCTTCTGCCCGTAGAAGAGCAGCGTGCGAGATACGTGGACCTTGGCCCCGCTTTGCTGCACACCGTTCGCGAAGGGTTGAGGCAAGATCTCCAAGATCTCTGGCTCACCGAAGCCCGGAAGGAGAGGGTTCGAGTAGCGTTTTGCGACGCGCAGATAGCGGCGGTCGACACAATTGATTCCGCTGAAAGATTTCAGCGATGTCGCGTCCAGTGGCTGTGCCGCGTTGCGCCCGTCGTCTGCGAGGAGCACACCCGCTGCCGCGCCGAAAAGCCGCGCTTGCCAGTGACATTCCAGGATTTTGGCGCCGATCTCGAGTCTCTCGACTTCGCGGTGAGCTTCGGGTGCGTGCTCCGCCTTCACGACGTACCCGGCCTGGTGAATCATTTCCGGGATCTTGTAGACGATTTTATTTGCGATCGCGTTCCCGTAGTACAGCGCCGAAAGCTCTTGGTCTGCGAGTTGGCGGAACCCGCTGAAATACCCTTGGGCGCTCTTGTCTTTGGGCCCACCGATGCCCGCCGCGGTATTGATCCAGCTATCAACGTTGTATTGTTCAGTGTTTGACATTAGCTGTACAAGCTCCGGAGAGTGTCGAGGTTGGCGTACTCGTTACCGTCGTCGCCATAGCCCTGCATGAGCATATAGGCCAGCGCTTGCGACATGGCATCTACGTGGTCGTCGTTTGCTGCGCGCGGGAAATGGTGGATTTGGTGAAGCACGCGTTCCGTCCAGGGTTGGTGGGCGAGCACGGCAACGCTCCCTGTACGGAGGAGCGGAGCGATGGCTTGCGCCCGGTCGATCTTACCGCCTAGAGGAGTGACAGGTTGGACGCCAGGCACCTTGCGTTTTAGCACGGAAATCACGGCAGGACCGTTCGCTTTGTCTTCGATGAGTTTGAGAAAAACGGAAGGCCACTTGACGATGATTTGCTTCAGCAAGTCGAGCGTGTCCACGAAATCGGCTTTCACGTCGACCACGTCCACCAGGTAGAAAACGCCAGCCACGAGAAGCCAGACGTGGATCGCAATGTAGTCACTGTCTTCTGTCGCCTTGAAGGTGCAATCTACAGATATGCACGAGGCCTGAACGTTCGATGTGTCGGGAAGGGAGTCGACCAACAGGATATCTTCGCGGTTGAAGATCTGTCCCTTCTTGTCGATCGCATTTTGATTGTATTGGATCTCGAAATCTTCGCCCATCGAGATCTTCAAGATTTCCAGCTGTTTTTGAGGAAGCCGGTCCGGGTCGAGTAGCTCCCCTTCGATCGTGCGGATGTCTTCCGGGCAAGCGAGCGCGGCCCTGTACTCTGCGCCCATGCTCGTGAATTTGTGCCCGAGCTTCTGCAAGTGAGCACTCAAGTCATTTCGGTTGAGCCGCTGCATCACAACCGCTTCGATGACTTTCGTGGGTTCGTCGCCGCGGCTCGACCACGTGTTCCCATACCAAGCGTTCGTCGCGAAAAGCGCATCTTGCGTGAGCCTGATCGGCTTCGTCGGGTCGTCGATGATCCGAAGGCGAGGGTGACGGCCCGTGATCTTGCCAAGGATAGAGCTAGAGATCCGAAAACCTCCGAGCGAGTTGGTGTAGTCGGTAACACCCGCGGTGTTGGGCACGATGACGTGCGGGTAGATTCCGCGGTACCAATCCGATGTGACCAGTTCGAGCATCTTCCGAGCGTCGCGGATCTGCAGCCGCTGATCATAGCTCGCTCCGAGAATGCCGTGCGCTGCGTTGACGGCGCCCCAATGCCAAGCGGGCCAGAGCACGCTTACGATCGTGCTCTTCAGGGTCGCGGGCGGCAAGTTGAACCCGAAAAACCGGTAGTCGTTTCCGTTGCTCCACGAGCCTTGCTCGCACGTGTCGCAAATGACTCGGTGATACCAGCGCTCCGCAAACGGTTTGCCGGGCTCGACGTATCGCCACGCGCGCCGAACGAATTCGACGAACCCGCCGCGTTTGATCGCTTCGCGCTCGAAGCCGACACCTCCGAACCTTCCGAGGCCGGTCACGGGATGGCCCGTCGAGCGCGCACGGCCCTCGCTCGCAGCCTCTTGGCGTTTTGCGGTGCGGTCCTGGCGGCGACGCCGCGGGCCATGTCCGCAACCCACTCGCGACCGAGCTGTGTAGGCTCCCACATTGCGACGGATCCTTGCGTTTGCTGGGCGCGTCTCACCAGCCCGGCCGCCCACAGATTGCGCGTCGGAGCGTGGTCGCGCGGCAGCGTCGAGTGGCCGATCTCAATCATCCTCTCCAGGAGTGCGCGCTGAGAAACGGAAAGCCTTTTGCGAATCATGCGGGGTTTTTCCTCGAAGTAGCTCCATTGCGAATCAAGCGGGGTTTCTCCTCGAAGTAGCTCCATTGCGGAAGCCTCGCGAAGGTTCTTTCTTTTTGCGTTTGCGAAGAGCCACCCTAGCTCGCACAAGAGTAGCCTTTGAAAACTCCCGACGATGCGCGGCTCGTAGGTAGGGAGTAGTTGGATCATTCGGACGCGCGCTTCTTGCCGGAGATCTTCGAGGGAGTCGCCGGGACGTCGTGCGTTGGAAAGCCAAGCTTTCGATCTCTCTCTGCAGATCGGATCGAAAGCTCGGACGATCTCCGCCAGAAGCGCGGGACTCGGCTCGCGCAGATACGCCAGTACTAGGATTTCTCGATTGTGTTCCAGCGCACAAGGGGCCACGCGCGCAGCGTAGCACCATTCGCGCTCACGAGCTCGAGGCATCGGCAGCGTGGCAGCGTGGCAGAGGGCCGATCAGGTGGACCTGCCACAACC